GTTCGGCGACGTGGCCTCCTCGCTCGCCGAGTTCATCGCCGGGAAGGCGTTGATGTCGAGCGCCATCCAGGCGCTCCAGGACGCGCCTCCTCAGCTGATGACGCTGCGCGACATCGAGATCGTCAAGACCGGGATCGAGTACCCGCTGTCGACGGGTCCTTGCACCTTCATTCCGGAGGACCTGGCCCAGGCCGTCGCTGCTCAGGACGACCCGGCTATCGCTCAGCCGCGGATCTGGCTGGGCCATCCGGACGATCCTCGCATCCACGGCAAGCGCGCGTCCGGAGGCCCGCCCTCCGGCGAGCCCGCCGTGGGTCGAGTCATGAACATGCGGCTCGTGGACGACGGTCACACCATCGTCGGCGACCTGGAGGGGATTCCCGTCTGGCTCGGCCGGATCATGGCGTCCGCCTTCCCCAGCCGCAGCATCGAAGGGAACTTCGATGTCGAAACTGTCACCGGCCACAAGTGGTCCTTGGTGATCAACGGCCTCGCCCTCCTCGGAGTGGTTTGGCCCGGGGTGTCCACGCTCGAAGACATCGCGAGCTTGTACACAGTAGCAGGACCGGACGATGTCGAGGTCATCGAGGCGACCAAGGAGAAGCCCGTGACGCTGATTGCTGCGTCCGCTCGCGCGGTCGTGGGACAGGTGACGGTGGAAGACCTCCGCCGCCAGTACTATGAATCGCTTACAAGCGATCATTCCTGGTGGTGGATTCGGGCCATCTACCTGGACCCCAACGAGATCATCGTGGATGATGATGAGGGAAGCCTGTACCGGGTGACCTTCAGCATCAACGGCGATGCGATCACCTTCGCCGACCCGAAGGCGGTCAAGGTCAAGTACGTCAACGCCTCCAATGGCGGCGTGGCGATGGAGACCATCAACCCGAACCGGACCCACGTGGCCCTGTTCGCGAGCAGGGCCGAGTCTCGGCCCGAGGGCGGCGACAAGCCGCCCCAGTCCAACGACGGGATCAAGGTGGACCTCGCTTCGGCGAGCAAGCCGGAGCCCGTCATCCAGATCAACCTCAAGGAGAAGCGCTGATGCGCATCACCCTGGAGGGCGACGACCGGCAGACGCTGATCGCGCGCCTGGGGCTGTCCTCGGACGCCCCGGACAGCGACATCAGCGCCGCGGTCGTCACCCGCATCCTCGCCGAGTCCGCGCCGACGCCGGAGCCCACGCCGCCCACGCCGACGCCGACGCCTGCCCCGGCGCCGACGCCGGAGCCCACGCCGCCCGTGGTGGCGGCAGAGCCGCCGCCCGACCCGGACCCGGATGAGGAGGACGTGGTCATCGACGCTGCGGCCTTCCGCCACCTGGAGCTTCGGGCCAACCGGACCGAGCACCTGGAGGAGGAGGCCCGTGTCGCTCAGCGTGACACGCTGATCGACGCTGCCATCAAGGCCGGCAAGTTCCCGCCCTCGCGCCGGGACCACTACCAGGCCCGCTTCGATGACGATGCGGACGGCGTCACCGCGCGGATCAACCGCATGAAGGAGAACGTCGTGCCCGTCAAGGAGCGCGGCGTGTCGGCCTCCGAGGAGGACCTGGCCGCCCGGTCGGACGAGTACCCGAGGGATTGGCTGCCGGAGAAGCAGCTCGCAACCGCGACCGCGGCGCCGCAGGTGCGTCAGAGCCGCATCCACACGGAGGACTGATCGCATGCCCACCGTTTCCCCGTTCTACGACGCCGGTCAGGACATCACGGTGTCGGCGTCGGCCGGTCTGACCGGCGGACGCTGCGTCGGCCTTCCGACCGGCCGCAACCCGGGAGGCCCGGCCGGGATCTCCGACATCGGCGACGGCCTGCTGATCTGCGGGCTGCCGACGCTCAACGGCGAGGTCTACGGCGTCGCGGCCTACGACTGCCCTTCGGGCGGCCGGACCGAGGTCATGAAGGCTCCCAAGCACGTCCCCATCGAGTGCAACGCGGCCGTCGCACAGGGCTCGCTCGTGTCGGTCAACGCCGACGGCACCGTCAAGGTGGCGGCCACCGGCCAGGTGGCGGTCGGCCGTCACCACGGCCCGGCCACGACCGCCCCTGGGCAGTACTGCCAGGTGGAAATGTTCCTCGGCCGCATCCTGGCTCCGTGAGCCAGAGCGTGGACTACAAGGAGATCACACGATCATGACCGCTGTCCTCGACTACCAGGAGCGCGAGACGTTCCTGGATGGCGCGGCCTCCGCCCTCAGCATGGGCGAGAAGTCGCGCATCCACTTCGAGCCCGAGTTCATCGTGGACTCGGGCGGCAACCTCTGCGTCGCCATCGGCGGACAGATCGTTGCCCAGACGTACCCGTCGAGCGTCACCCACCCGCTCGCGCCGCCCACCGTCTCGGGCACGCAGATCACGGTGGACACGATGCTCAACCAGCCGACCAGGATCACGCGGATGATCATGGACATGACGCTGCAGCGGTTCGTCGCCGACCGCATCTACTCCTCCGCGGGCGGCGTGTCCGGCGGCGCCGTCGTGTACGACTCGGTGGAGGCCAACGACCTCTACACGAGCCGTGACGTCGAGCGCGTCGCGCCCGGCGCCGAGTTCCCCATCATCACGTCGGCCCGCCGTGCGCCCGGCGTCGCCGAGGTCGAGAAGTGGGGCGGCAAGGTCTGGATCTCGGATGAGGCCCGCGACCGCAACGACAGCGTCCTGCTCACGAACCAGCTGCGCCAGCTGGGCAACACCATCGTCCGCAAGATCAACGCGCGTGCGATGCAGGTGCTCGACGCCGTGTTCACGGCGTTCCCGTCGCGCGTCATCGCGTCGGTCGGCAACTGGCAGTCGGTCACGCCGTACGGCGCGACGCCGACCGCGCCCAACCTCTGGCCGGCAGCGGACTTCGCCAAGGCGGCGGAGATCGCCGAGACGGACGAACTCGGCATTCGCTACGACCTCTGGATCCTCAACCCGCAAGACTACACGTTCTTGCTCACGCTGTACGGCGGCGACGGGCTCCAGGAGCTTCTGTCGACGCTGGGGCTGGAAATCTACGTCACCAACCGCCAGACCGTCAAGCAGGCCACCGTCGTCGCCTCGCGCCAGGTCGGCCAGATGCGCGTCGAGCAGCCCCTGGGGACGGAGACGTGGCGCGAGCCGAACCGGCAGCGCACGTGGATCCAGTCCTCGGTCCGACCGCTCATGTTCGTGGACAACCGCTTCGCCGCGCTGCGCGTCACGGCGCTGCGGCCCTGATCGCCGGACTACCGGCAGACAAGGAATCGAGCAACATGCCGAACACCCATCAGGTCCGCGTGCGTATCCGGGAGGTCACCTACGCGCGGCTGGGCAAGAACATCCTGGACCAGCCGGAGATCCAGTACGTCACGGCCTATGGCCCGGCGCGTCCGGAGATCGACCCGGCGACGCTCCTGGGCCAGGGCCTCGACCCCAACTCCGAGGAGGCTCAGCGCGCCGCGGAGGACTTCAAGAAGGGGCAGCTGATCTCCCTGCTGGACGAGGACTACATGCGCCTCAAGAACGGCGGCGCCGTGCTCGATGCGGAGGAGGCCGACGCGCTGGAGGCCGAGCCCGAGGATGAGATCCTCGACGTGGCAACGGCCTCCGTGGACGATCTCGCCCGCTGGATCGAGCAGGAGAAGCCCACCATCAACGCCGTGGTCCAGGCGTCGGGCGGCGAGGCGGAGATCGCCAAGAAGCTCCTGGAGGCCGAGTCGCAGGCGACGGACGGCGACCCTCGCAAGGGCGTGCTCGAAGGCCTGACGGCGGTGATCTCCCGAGGCTGAGCCGGGAACTGGGCCGGGATCTGCGCAAGCTCGCGTGAATCCCGGCCCGTCCCGTCTCTCCGGAGCCGACATGGAGCCACTTCACATCAGGAAGCTCGCGGACACGAGTTCGGGCACTCGCGTCAAGCGCTTCAATCAAGACACCGGGGAGCCGTACCTGCTCAACCCGGAGACGGGTCAGGCCGAGCCCTGGCCGCTGCTCGGCGTCGAGGTCGTCGGCGACGCGCCGCAGGTCACGCGAGTCCCGACCAGCTGGGTGACGCGTGGCGTCGCCGAGGGCTGGCTGGAACTCGTGAACGGCCGGATGGAGCACCGGCCCGGCGGTCCGCCCGAGGACCCGTGGAAGGTCACGCATTCCTTCCAGCACGCTGACGCGATCCGCTTCAAGACCGTGGACGGCGAGCCGGAGGTGGTGTACAACGTGACGCACCAGCCGGACAAGTACGCCGACGACGGCGACGGCCTGTCCGACGACGTCACCCCGGTCACGGACCAGATGTACCGCGAGGGCAACACGCGCGTGGACTGGTTCTACGACCTCGCCCTGGATCGGCCTGAGGAGGCGGCGTCATGAGCGACAGCGTCTTCAACATCGCCAAGGGGCGCGGCACGGAGTGGGTCAACCGCGTCAACCTCAACGACCCGGCCAACTCGGTCATCATCTGGGACGTTCTCGCGACGGCGGGCCTGGAGGCTGACACCGTCCTCCAGGACAAGGTCGACATGGCCGCCCTCGTGGCGGGCACGACCAACTACGTCACGCAGGCAGCGGTCCGCAAGACGCTCGATCAGGCGGGCGGGCTCGTGGTCACGACCGACCAGACAAACGACCGCGTGGACATCGACATGCCGGACATCACCTGGGTGGCAGTCCTCGCGGGGGACGGCTGGTCCCGGCTCGTGTCCGGCTACGACTCTGACTCGACGGTCGGAACGGATGCCAACATCGTCCCGTGGACCAAGCACGACTTCGTGGTCACACCGGACGGCTCGGACATCACGGCCGTCATCCCAGTCGCCGGATTCTTCCGCGCTCAGTAAGACCATGCGCGGTCCCTCGACAACCTCCAACCTGTCCCTGTCGAGGGACCGCTAATGGCAACCCTTCAACCGACGACGGCGCCGCAGACGTTCGCGCATACCGCGAGCGCTCCGGAGGCCGCGGTACACACCGATACCGGCGTTGTGGTGGACGCCGGGACGAACCGTTGCCTGGCCGTGCTCGTCCAGGGCGAGGGCAACGGCGTCGGCGCAAACGTCAACGTCAGCAGCCTCACCTATGGCGGGACGGCGCTGACCAAGCTCGGCAGCGTCCGCGGGACTGACTGGTCTTGGTCGGAGATCTGGTATCTGATCGCGCCGGTCGTCGGCTCGGCGAGCTTGGTCACAACGCTCAGCATCGCCGACCGATGCCGCGTGACCGCCCTCGTGGGGCAAGGCGTCAATCAGACCACCGCCCTCCGCGCCGCTGTGACGGGCGGCGGCGGCGCAGCGAGCGCTGCTGCGTCGTCAATCACGGTTCCCAGCGTGGTCG